TTAGAAAATGGATCAAAAATATCGGCAAACTCTACTTCTTCATCTGCTGTCCGAGGTGGATCCTATAATGTCATCTTTCTTGACGAGTTCGCTTTCATCCCGAATCACATTGCTGACGACTTCTTTGCCTCTGTTTATCCTACTATTACGTCTGGACAAAGTACTAAAGTAATTATTGTTTCAACCCCAAGGGGTATGAATCATTTCTACCGTATGTGGCATAATTCAGAAAAAGGTCAGAGTGAATATGTTCCTACTGAAGTACATTGGTCTGAAGTTCCTGGTAGAGATGCTGAATGGAAAGAACAAACAATTGCAAACACATCAGAACAACAATTCAAAATTGAGTTTGAATGTGAATTTTTAGGATCTGTTAATACTCTTATTAGTGCAGCAAAGTTAAAAAATCTTGTATTTGAAGAACCCATCCAGAGAAATGCTGGTCTTGATATCTACGAAGAACCAATAAAGGATCATAATTACATACTCACAGTTGATGTGGCTAGAGGACTTGGTAATGATTATTCTGCATTTTTAGTTTTTGATACTACAGAGTTTCCATATAAGGTAGTAGCAAAATATAGGAATAATGAAATTAAACCTATGCTATTTCCCAATATTATTCATGATGTTGCAATAGGATATAATCAGGCATTTGTTTTAATAGAAGTGAATGATATAGGAGATCAAGTTGCAAGTATTATGCAATATGATTTGGAGTATGATAATCTTTTAATGGCTACAATGAGAGGGAGAAATGGCCAAATTGTAGGTCAAGGGTTTTCAGGGAAAAAGACACAACTTGGAGTAAGAATGACGGCAGCTGTTAAAAAATTAGGTTGCTCAAATCTTAAAACTTTATTGGAAGATAATAAACTTTTAACTTGTGATTATGAGATCATATCAGAGTTAACTACATTTTCTCAGAAAGGAAATTCATTTGAAGCAGAGGAAGGATCTAATGATGATCTAGCAATGTGCTTAGTAATATTCTCATGGTTAGTATGTCAAGATTACTTTAAAGAAATGTCTGATCAGGATGTTCGTAAGAGAATTTATGACGAACAAAAGAATCAAATAGAACAAGATATGGCTCCATTTGGGTTCATGTCCGACGGTCTTGAAGACATGGATAGTTTCGTTGATAAGGAAGGTGATAGATGGCATACCGACGAATATGGAGACCGTTCATACATGTGGGACTACATGTAAAAAGGCAAATCTATAAATATTTCTAGAATAAATTTGGACTGAGAGAGGAATTAAAGATGCCACTGAATCTAGCATCTCCTGGTATTTTGGTAAGGGAAGTTGATTTAACACTAGGAAGGATTGACCCCACAACAGATAAGATAGGTGGAATTGTAGGCCCGTTTGCACAAGGGCCTGTCGGAACTCCAACTCTTGTTAATACGGAGAACGATTTACTTAATACATTTGGGAAACCATATAGTACTGACAAACAGTATGAAACATGGTTAACCGCATCATCATATTTGGCTTATGGTGGAATACTAAACGTAGTCAGAGCTGACGATGCAGGATTGTACAATGGATTCGTTGGTGCTGCTACAAGCACAAAGATCAAGAGTCTTGATCATTACGAAGAATTAGGGTACGATGTAAATACAATTACAAACGTGACTGTTGCTGCTAAAAATCCAGGCACATGGTCAAACGGAATTAGAATTGGTATAATTGACGGTAAAGCAGATCAGAATCTTACACTTAACAGTGTAGGAAGTATTAGTGTCGGTTACGGTATTACTCAAACTGTTCCATCAGGAACAACGATCTCTAAAACTGGAGTTGGTGCAGGAACAACTGAACTACTAGATGGTATGTTCAAAGGAATTGTTACTGGTGTTACTGGATTAACAGTTGATGTTAAATTCATATCACATGTATCAACTGCTGGAACAGAAACTGCTTGGGATTACAATAACATTTACCAGTTTGGTGCTGGTGCTGTTACTATCCTAAACAACTCAGGAGTTTCACAAGCAACACCTACTGTAAGTGTTGTAAAGGATTGGTTTGATCAGCAGGAACTTTCATTAACAACTGCAACTGTTGGTGGAACTGAAACAGTAACTACAACAAAGTGGAATACTGTTACTGAAAGACCAACTACATCCGAATATGTAGGTAACAGAGGTGGAAGATTTGATGAATTCCATCTTGTAGTCATTGACGCAAAAGGAAGTGTAACAGGAAACGCAGGAACAATTCTTGAAAAACATCTTAACTTATCAAAGGCAAAAGATGCTGAATATTCTGTTGGATCACCACAATACTGGAGAAAGTACTTAGAAGTTAATTCAGAATATCTCTTTGGAGGTAGTGCACCAGTAGGAGTTGTAACTACAGGATTTAGTAATAACTTTACACTTGCTAGTGATACTGGTTGGGATCAAGATGGTGAAGGAATCATCTTCGATACAATCGGAGCATTGAATTCAGTGATTGCTGGTGGTAAAAACTACGGTAATAGCACAGACATAAATGCAACTGGAGCTCTTAACTCAGGATTAGATGATATAATTTCTGGTTACGGACTTTTTGAAAATGATACTGCAGTTGATGTAGATTTCTTACTTCAAGGATCTGCACAAGGTGGCGAAGAGCAAACAAGAGCACTTGCTACTAAATTAATCCAAGTTGCTGAAGCGAGAAAAGATGCAATTGCATTCATCTCTCCTTACAGAGGAGCAATGATAACTGATACTACAGATCAGGAAGCACCAACTGTTTTAAGTGATGCTGATATTACTGATAATGTAATTAATTTCTTTGACCCAATAACTTCATCATCATATGCTATATTCGATAGTGGATATAAGTATATGTTTGATAGATTTTCAAATGGATTTAGATATGTTCCTCTCAATGGAGACATTGGTGGACTTTGTGCAAGAACTGATATTAATCAGTTCCCTTGGTTCTCACCTGCAGGAACAGCAAGAGGTGCTATACTTAATGCAGTTAAGTTAGCATATAATCCAAATAAAGATCAGAGAGATCGTCTTTATTCTTCAAGAGTTAACCCAGTAATCTTCTCACCTGGATCAGGAATCCTATTATTTGGTGATAAAACTGGATATGCTAAAGCATCAGCATTCGATAGAATTAACGTTCGTCGTTTGTTCATCTTCTTAGAAGATGCAATTTCTGCTGCTGCTAAGGATCAACTCTTCGAATTCAACGATGAAATTACAAGGACTAACTTTGTAAATATTGTTGAACCTTTCTTACGTGATGTTCAAGCGAAGAGAGGAATCCAAGATTATGTCGTCATTTGTGACGAAACTAATAATACTGCTGCAATTATTGATGCAAACGAATTCGTTGCAGATATATACATTAAGCCAGCACGTTCTATCAACTTCATCGGTCTAACCTTTGTTGCTACCAGAACTGGTGTTAGTTTTGATGAAGTCATCGGTCAAGTTTAATTAAGAGGTCAACGAACAATGCCAAGCCGCGTTCAAGTCAATAACATTCCACTAAGGAAAATCAGTGACTTTAAAAGTAAGTTAACTGGTGGTGGAGCTAGGCCGAATCTCTTTGAGGTTGAACTAGCATTTCCCACAGCAGTCGGAATAGAAAATGATGTACTCCAGAAGTCCAGATTTTTAGTTAAGGCTGCAGCACTACCTGCATCAACTGTTACTCCAGTTGAAGTTCCATTCCGAGGAAGGATACTTAAAATTGCAGGAGATAGAACATTCGAAACATGGACAATAACTGTTCTTAACGATACGGATTTCGTAATTCGTTCTGCTTTTGAAAAGTGGATGAACGTTATTAATAGTATGGAAGATGCAACAGGTGCACAAAATCCTGAAGAATATCAAAAAGATGCAATGGTACATCAGTTAGATCGTGATGGCGGTATCTTAAGATCATATAAATTCTGGGATATTTGGCCTACTAACTTATCTTCAATTGATCTAAGTTACGAAACAACTGATACTCTAGAAGAATTTACAGTCGAAATGCAAGTCCACTGGTGGGAAGCTTATAAAGGTACCTCCTCTGCGGCTGGCGGTGAAGATATCAGATAAATAAAAGAAACACGTTAACGCAACTAATATTATGGCCAGATTATTTGGTTTCTCTATTGATCCGAAGAAGAAAGATGCTCCTTCGGTTGTCTCTCCCGTTCCTCAAAATAATGAGGACGGGAATGATAATTTTATTGCTAGTTCTTTTTATGGTTCATATGTAGATATTGAAGGTGTCTATAGAAGTGAATTTGATTTAATAAAAAGATACAGAGAAATGGCTTTACATCCAGAATGTGATGGAGCAATTGAAGATGTTATTAATGAAGCAATAGTTAGTGACCTCTATGATACACCTATTCAAATTGAATTATCAAATTTAAACGCAAGTGATAAGTTAAAGAAGGCAATAAGAGAGGAATTCAAAACCATTAAAGATATAATGGATTTTGATAAAAAATCGCATGAAATACTCAGAAACTGGTATGTTGATGGTAGATTGTACTATATGAAGGTAATTGACCAGAAAAAACCAGAAGAGGGAATAAAAGATTTAAGATATATTGATCCTATGAAGATGCGATATGTCCGTCAAGAAAAGAAGCAAAGTAAAGCAGATAGACTTAACTCATTAAACAGTAATCAGAACGAAACAAAACCAGTAGCACCTGAAATTGATGAGTATTTTGTATATACTCCACAACCTTCATATCCATCAAATGCAATGACTGGTGGTGGTGGAACAAAGGGAGTTAAAATTGCAAAAGATTCTATCACTTATGTTACCTCTGGATTAGTAGATAGAAATAAAGGTTTAGTTCTTTCATATCTGCATAAGGCAATCAAGGCTCTTAATCAATTAAGAATGATTGAAGATAGTCTTGTTATCTACAGATTATCAAGAGCACCAGAAAGAAGAATATTTTATATTGATGTTGGTAATCTTCCTAAGATAAAAGCAGAGCAATATCTTCGTGAAGTTATGGGTCGTTATAGAAATAAACTTGTCTATGATGCAAATACTGGTGAAGTAAGAGATGATCGTAAGTTCATGTCTATGATGGAAGATTTCTGGTTACCTAGAAGAGAAGGTGGTCGTGGAACTGAAATCACAACATTACCTGGTGGACAAAACCTTGGTGAACTTGCTGATATTGAATATTTCCAAAAGAAACTTTATAGAGCATTAGGTGTTCCAGAATCAAGAATTGCTGCAGAAGGTGGTTTTAATTTAGGACGTTCATCAGAGATATTAAGAGATGAATTAAAATTCTCTAAATTTGTAGGACGTTTAAGAAAACGTTTTGCAAATATGTTTACAGATATGCTCAAGACTCAATTAATCCTGAAGAACATTGTTACTCCTGAAGATTGGGAAGTTCTTAGTGAGCACATTCAATACGATTTCATTTATGATAATCAGTTTGCAGAATTGAAAGAAACTGAAATGATGAATGAGAGACTAGGAACTCTTGCACAAATAGAACCTTATATTGGAAGATTCTATTCACAAGAATGGGTTCGTAGAAATGTCTTACGTCAGACTGATGGGGAAATGGAAGAATTGGATGAACAAATTGAACAGGAAATTAAAGATGGTATAATACCAGATCCTAGTGCAGTTGATCCAATAACTGGAGAACCATTACCAGCAGAAGGTGAGATGGGAGAAATTCCAATGGATCCAGAAATTGATGATGGACTTACCAATGCACAGGTACAAAAAGATACTAAAAAGGCAGAGATATAAATAAAACTAGGATTTTATATTTATTTTTTATGGAAGAACTTGTTAACTTGATCGCGACTGATGCTGCTGCTAATGACATCAGCGATAAGATTAAAGAGGTTTTGTATGCTAAAGCAGCAGACAAAATAGATGCATCTAAGTCAAACGTAGGTTCATCAATGTTTGATAATTCAGAATCACCTGAGTCAACAGAGGGAGAATAATGGCCAACATTACCTACATTAAAGGTCAAGAAATTGCACTGCCAACCACTACTGGTACTGCTACTAGTTTTGAGCAAGCAAGAATGGTTCGTCTTGTAAATTTAGACGGATCAAGTCAACATACAGTTTATGTTGTAGAAACTCAAAGTGGAACTGGTATTGGATCATTCTCATTACCATCAGGTTCTGTTGAGTATGTTCAAAAAGATTATACTCATTGCATGTATGCACTGTCTGCTAATGTTAAGGGTGCAAAAGTAGGATTTACAAATTAGGACAATGAAACTTATTACAGAAGAAATTTCAGACGTTAAATTTATCACCGAAGGAAAAGGTGCTAAAAAGAAGATGTATATAGAGGGTGTTTTCTTACAAGGAAACCTTAAAAATCGTAATGGAAGAATGTATCCTGTAGACACTCTTGCAAAAGAGGTTAGCAGATACAATGAATCTTTCGTTGCAAAAGGTCGTGCTGTTGGGGAACTTGGTCACCCTGATGGCCCTACAGTGAACCTCGATAGAGTATCACATAAAATTGTTGATCTTCATCAAGAAGGAAATAATTTTGTAGGTAAGGCACAACTTCTTGAAACACCTATGGGTAAGATTGCAAAATCTTTACTCGCTGAAGGTGTAACTTTAGGAGTTTCTTCTCGTGGTATAGGAACATTAAAAGAAGATCGTGACGGTCTAAAAGTTGTTGGTGAAGATTTTCAGTTAGCAACAGCTGCTGATATCGTTGCTGACCCATCAGCTCCCGATGCTTTCGTTAACGGAATCATGGAAGGAAAAGAGTGGGTCTGGGAAGGAGGAATCCTTCGTGAGCAGTTTGTAGATCAAACTAAGAAGAGAATTAACACTCTAGTTGACCAAAAAACACTTGAGGAACATAAGCTCGGTCTCTTTACCGATTTCTTATCAAATCTTTAAGTTCTATAAATAAATAATGAATATTTAAATATTCGAATAAACACATGCCTGTTGGTAGCAAATTACAAGAAATGGAAAACGTAGTAACTAAAAATGCTTCGCCTGGTGATCCAATGCCTAAGTTAGCTGGGACAACTCCTGGCCAAGCTGCGGTAGAAGATCTAGGTGGGCCTACACCAGAAAATTATAAGGTTGATGATAATTCAGCTAAGTTAAATACACCTGGTAAAACCCTTAAGCAAGTTAAGGATGTAGTCAACAAAAACGCTGGTAAAGCAGATGCTATGCCTTCTATGAAGAAAGAGGAAGAAGAGAAGCCTGAAGATCAGGTTGTATCTGAAGAACCTACAACTGAAGAAGAAGTAGTTGCTGAATCAGAAGAAACTACTGAAGAAGAAGTAGTTGCAGAAGAAGAGACAACTGAAGAAGAAGTCGTTGAAGAGGAGTCATTTAGTGTCGAAGCAGACATCAATGCTCTTGTTGAAGGCGAAGAACTTTCAGAAGACTTCAAAGCAAAAGCAACAACCATTTTTGAAGCTGCTATCAAATCTAAGATCGGAGAGATCAAGGAAGAATTAAAAGGTGAGTATGAGAAATCACTCGCTGAAGAAGTTTCTGCCATGAAAGAAGTTCTAGAAGATAGAACTGATGCATATCTTGAGTATATTGCTCAGGAATGGATGGAAGAAAATGCACTCGCAGTAGAGCATGGACTTAAAACAGAAATGACTGATTCATTCTTAAAAGGTATGAAGAGTCTTTTTGAAGATCATTATGTAACAATCCCTGAAGAAAAATATGATGTTATCAACAATATGGTTGATAAACTTGATGAGATGGAAAATAAACTCAACGAGCAAATTAATAAGAATATTGCTCTAAACAAAAGATTAGCTGAGTCTGTATCAGATGTAATTCTATCAGACATATCCGAAGGTCTAGCACTTTCACAAAAAGATAAACTTGCTTCTCTTGCCAAAAATGTTGAGTTTGATAGTGAAGAAACATACAGAGAGAAACTAGGTACACTTAAGGAATCTTATTTCCCAAGTGCTAGTGCTCCAAGAGACCATTCAGAGACAATTTCTGAAGGAACTGAGGCACCTCAAGCAGCACCGTCTGGCTTGATGGAAAGTTACCTACAGACTATGAATAGAGTCTCGAAAAAGTGATTTTTTAATTATAAGATCAAACTTACTAAATTTAAAAGGTAAAACAAATGCAATCGTTCAATGCTGAACATCTGCAGGAGAAGTGGGCCCCACTCCTAGACCACGATGGTATGGGAGACATCAAAGACAATCATCGTCGAATGGTGACCGCAGTTCTTCTGGAGAACCAAGAAAAGACTTTAAAAGAGGAGCAAGAGTTCCTTGGAGAAGCAGCCCCTACAAACTCAACAGGTTCAGGGATATCAAACTTCGATCCAGTACTTATCAGTCTGATCAGAAGAGCAATGCCAAACTTGGTCGCTTATGACCTAGCTGGTGTGCAACCAATGAATGGCCCAACAGGTCTAATTTTCGCAATGAGATCTCGTTACAATGCTCAAAATGGAAACGAGACATTCTACAACGAAGTAGATTCCGCATTTTCAGGTATTGGAACCGATGGTTCTACAATCTCTGGAGCAGATGATTACGTTGCTGGTTCTGGTTCTGAGGCAGTTGGTCTTGGTACTGGTGCACAAACAGGATCAGATCCTGGTGCGTTAGACGGTACATTCCCTGCTACTGCAGACGGAACTACCTACAACGTCGGTGAAGGTATGACCACAGGTACTGCTGAAGCTTTAGGTACTGACGGAAACGGTTTCAACGAGATGGCATTCTCAATCGAGAAAGTCACCGTGACTGCGAAGTCAAGAGCTCTAAAGGCAGAGTACTCACTAGAACTTGCTCAAGACTTGAAAGCAATCCATGGATTGAATGCAGAAGCAGAACTTGCTAACATTCTTTCTACTGAGATACTTGCTGAAATCAACAGAGAAGTTATTAGAACAATTTACAACGTAGCGAAGCCTGGTGCTCAAGCTAACGTTGCAACATCTGGTACATTCGACTTAGACACAGATTCCAACGGAAGATGGTCAGTTGAGAAGTTCAAAGGACTTATATTCCAGATAGAAAGAGACGCTAACGCGATAGCACAGCAAACTCGTAGAGGAAAGGGTAACATGATCCTTTGTTCTGCAGACGTTGCTTCTGCTCTAACAATGGCTGGTGTACTTGATTACACTCCTGCTCTTAACAGCAACCTTAACGTTGATGATACTGGTAATACATTTGCTGGTACATTACAAGGTAAGTACAAAGTGTACATCGACCCTTATGCAGGTGGATTCAATGGATCTTCTGCTGGTGCTCAGTACTATGTTGCTGGTTATAAAGGTTCTTCACCTTATGACGCAGGTTTATTCTATTGCCCTTACGTTCCACTACAGATGGTTCGTGCAGTGGGAGAGAACACCTTCCAGCCAAAAATCGGGTTTAA